TGTACTAACACTGCCCTATCTGCTTTCATCAGATTTAATTTAATAGGGTCTGTTGTTTTCGCCATTACTTTACTAAGGGCCGTTAAAGAGGCACCAGCAAAACTACGTATTTTAGGCGACCTTAGTACATTACCTGTCAACATGGTAGCCCCTGCTACACCAGCGGCTGTGGCTAAATACGGAAACCAAGTGCTACCTATAAAGCCAGTAGCTAACAATGTATTACCTGCAATACTCGCAGGAGTTTTTGGAACTGTTACACCTGTCTTATCACGTACGTAGTGCTGTATTTTACCAAAAACACCTAATAGTTCTACATCGGCTTTAGGCCCAAGTACATCTAAATTCTGATAGAGTAAACTCTGACGTTTTAATAGGCTCTGTGAGGCAGCATCGGGGATTGCTTTTTGTACTTCTGTATTAAGAACCTTACGAGCAAGGCTTACAATTTTAGTTCTTGAGTTAATTAAACCACCTTCTATGTCAGCGGGTTTAAAGTCCTTAAGAAATTTATCAAAATCCTTACGAACTTGTAATAGACCAGCCGTAGTACCATCAGACTTCATAACTAAATCTTTTAAATGTTCCATTAAAGGAGTAACTTGCCCCATAGCACCATTCATAGCTTTCCAGCCTTTACTTTCAACTAAAGTGTCTATGTTTGCATCTAATATATCAGCAGTCAGTTTTCTATTAATTTTAGGATTCTTGTTTGCGTAAATGTTTTCAATAACCCTGTCACTTAGTTTATTTATATGCTCTAATACTTGATCAACATTGTACCCATAAGGAGCTTTAGGGTCAAAAGTAGGGACTTTCTTTAACTCCAAAAGCCTCTCAGCTTCTATTTTAGAAGGAGTCCATGTAATAGCACCTCCTTTAGACATTGTGCTTGTCCCTCTGTCACTGGTTCGCATCTCCTTTTGGTTAGGCATCATCATTTTAAATATACCTTCATCCCTTTTAGAGCGTTTGCCTTGAGCACCCCATATAGATAGGTTTTTACCTGTAAGGGCTACAGAACTAGAAGGAGGAACTTTCCCTTTAAATGCAGCTACGTTGACTACGGATTCTAATTTACGCTTTTGATTAGGATTCATGTCTAAGAAATCTACAGAAGCTTTCCACCCTTTTGACATTGCCTCAGAAAACCCTTGCCAAGCGTCAGACTCAGCAACATCAAAGACTACACCTTTAATAGCCTCTACAGTAGGTTTCTCTATTTCATCAGGAGTTAGGTTTCCTATTACAGCTAAACCAGCCTTTCCGTATTCTAAGACAGCGCCACCAAGCGCAGGAGCCACTGCTTCTCCAGCCATATACAGTCCTGCTTCTATTTCAGATTTAGGCGCTGTACCTCCACCCTCAGGGAGAAAAGGGCTTATCATAGCGTCTTCTATCAATGACCTTCTGCCTATAGGAGGTACTGCTTGACGTTCCGATTCTATATCTTTTATTTTACTTACCATCGTATCTACCTCACCTTGCACACCCGCATAGAGGTTATCTCTAATAGTGTCCATTGGAGTAGTAGAAGGGGTATGTTCTACAAAAGCTTTACGTTCTTCTGCTTTTTTTTCCGCATCCGCAGCATCTTGTTTGATTTCAGCATCTTGCTGTATCATCATTTTAGCAATACCAGCAGCTACGTCTGTCCTACCAGCTTCCTTTGCTCTAGTCATAAGCAATTTTAGCTCAGGAATTGTTTTGTCATATTGTTTTGTACTCATAACTTATATCATCCTTTACTTTATAGCTATAATGCTTCGGCAATGTCAATTAACTCTAAATTGGTTTCTTTACCTGTAAGAACTGCGCCAGAAGTTGATAGATTTCCTGCACTCTTAGCATCTGCCATTTCTTGTGCTGTGGGCAACACTAGTTGATTTGATTTTTCCCATTCCTTTACTTTAGCTACCATTTCATATCGTTTTAAAAGTTTACCTTTTTTCCTAGCTGCTGCATATGTATCGTTGATAAAAGTGCTTTTATCAGATATCCATTGCTCTGCCCTCGCTGCTGTCTCAAGTAATAACTTGTTACCTGCAACAGTTTTATCTAGCCCTATACTAGCTTTAGCAAAATCTTTCATTTCCTGTTGACTTATAGAGCCTTTAGTTTCTGCTACACGAGCTAACACAGCGTCCATAATGTTTGCTCTAAATTGTTCTACGTTGGCAGCGTCAATCTTTGTCTCAGAAGTAGCTAATCCTGTAGATATGGCAAGTTTTCGGATAACTTGTATAGCCCCTGCACCTGTTCCTGTATACAAACCTGCGTCAAGCATAGCTATAGATTGTTGATAACTTGCCAGTTGTTTGGCAGAACCTTTTTTAGCATCAATAGCGTCTGTTAAATACTTAGAAATATTCTCAGCGTCTTTCTCTCCTGTTTTTTTCCTATTAATATCAGTCTCCATACTAAGGGCTGACTTAACATTGTCCAGCATCTCTGCCCCTTCCATTGCACTTACACCACCTTGATCTGGCCCTAACTTTATTAATTCATTTATTTTAGCCTGCTCGTCTTTAAAAGTAACAAGTTTCTGCTGAGAGACAGTTAAGTCACCTGCCTCGCCAACCCATACTGCACTACTAGGCATAGGCGCAGGTTTATTATCAGGGCCGTAGATAAAACGGGCTGTTCCTTTAACATAACCAGAGATTATATCTCCATTAGGCAGTCTATAAGCGCCTTGTTTTGCTACCTTATCAGTATTTTCTGGGGCCATAATTTTTAGGGCTATTGCAATCGCTTCTGGGCGTCCTTGTTCAACTTGATCGGCAAGTGCTGGATTATCTTCACGTATGGTTAAAGATAATTCATAGTTTGATTCATCTTCCATAGCTTGTTCTAAATCCGCTTCTGCCTGTGTGCGCCTAGCAGTTTCTTCACTTGCTTGTTGTGATTTAAGTTGATCGGCTCTTTGTAATAAGGAGCTACCCATCTGTATTGCTTTAGGGTCACCAGTTTGAATCATATTGTTGGCAGATAAATACATGGCAGAAACATCAGTACCTGCCGCAGCATTAGCATAGTCTTTGACTAGACCAGCCTCTGTTGTTTCTCTTTCTCTAATAGCGTCTAACTCTGGGTCTTTACTATCACCCATAGCGCCACCTAAGGCACGACCTAGGCTAGACCCTAGTAAACTTACTGCTCTCATTTTAGCAGGGTCACGGGCACCTTGACTAGCTTGTTGCATTAGTTGCTGTTGTAAATCAAACTGAGACTTGTTACGTTTAGCCAGTATGTCTTGAACTGACGGGCCTTGAGTAAATAAACCTTGCATAGCCATATTATGTTCTTCCTGTCAATAAACCTGTTAACCAACCACTACCACCAGAAGTACCTAAGAACGAGGAACCTAATGACGTAAGGCCTGTAAGCCAGCCATTGTCCTGTACGTTACCTTGGTCAATCTTAGCTTGTGCTAACATACGTGCAATAGAATTCTGTTCTGTGCCAAGTGCATAGCTTTGATCTAAGCCCTGTTGTGTCTGGTTCATACCAGCTTGTGTAAATGGTATACCTGTGAGTGACTGCTCAAGCGCAGGTGCTTGTAAGCCAGCAGATAACATACCTTGACCACTACCCATAAGGTTAGCGTATTGTTGCTGCTGTTGCTGTTGGTTAGTGTTGAACTGATTCAAATCTAAACCAGCACGTTGCATCTCCTGCCCAAAGGCATCTTGAGTAGACTGTGCTGCTAGCTGTGACAAGGCCTGAGATTGTGCTTGGTTGACACCAAACATATCAGGATTCATCATACCTGAGCCAGCACCTAAGCCCTCACCAGATAACTGTAGACCTAAGCGACCTAAGCCTTGCATCTGCTCTAAGTTCTTAGTACGCTGCTGTGCAAACACAGGGTCAAGTAGAGCACTACGCTCGTTAAACAAACGCTGCCCTGCTGCCTGTGGGTCAAAGTTATAATTAAACTCATTAGGAGCCTGTTGTGCTAGGGTAGACGCTTGACCCATGAGGCCTGTGCCTTGCCCTACTAGCGCAGGTAAACCTGAGTAAGCATCGGATAGTGAAGTAGATAACCCATCACCATCTAATACAGCAGTACCTGTGCCCGACCTAAAGGTAATAGGTTTGAAGGTGCCTCCTGTTGGTTGGTAGTCTCTTCCTCCTAAAGGAACCAGAGGGCCACCAGCAACGCCTACTGTACTTTGTAACATACCACTTCCTCCTGCTCCATCACCCATGCCTCCCATCATACCACTTGATTGTGCTAGTGAAGATTTCATTTCCATAGGCAATCCAGCCCATTGTGTTTCAGATATGTTCTCAGGGCGCATAGCGTTTAACTGTGCTTCATTTAGATTGCCTTGCCCACCACCTATGTAAGCATTGGATAATTGTGCGTCTAGTTGAGGCTGACGAGCATACTGAACTTGTTGTGCTGGAGATAAAGCGTCCCAGCCTCTATTAGATTTAGCTGCGTCAAACCTTGCCTGTGCTATGTCATTCATCCCATAACGTGTTTGCTCTAAACCTGATTTAATAAAAGGTGAAAAAGGGCCACCCATAAGAAGACTAAGTGGATTATCAGGCATCTGAGGTGTAAAGTCTTGAGAAGCAACTAATTGAGCAGGTGTCCTGTTACTCCCATCATTATCATTTTCTCTTCTTTGTTTCTGAACTGAATCAGTTTGTTTATTTATATCTCTACCTGATAAACTACCTGTAGCTTGTCTACCATACCCGCTTTGTTGTTCTGGCATTATGCTGTCCTCTTCCAAAAGTATACGACAATATACGGCTGCATAATGTCATGTGAGTGGGCTGCCCCACTACCTTTATTTAGTTGTTGTGTTTGTCTTGGGTATGAAGTAGCCGCACCTACTCCTGTAGAATCTGACGAACCATCAGGATTACCTGTACCAGTTACACCCGTAAAGCCATGGTTGTGTACAGGCATTTCAGCAAGACTAAGAGCATGTGAATCAGTTGTAGCACCACCAGTAGCACCAGCACTATAGCCACCTCCGTTACCTAACATTACACGACCAGCACTAAAGGCTACCCAAGTACCTAAGCCAAGTAATGAATTAGGATTAGTGGCTAATATTGATGTGTAGATAGAACCTACAGGATACGCCAGAGCATTAACTACAGCAGCCGTAACTGCTGGTATTGTTATTGCTGCTATGGCAGCAGTTGTATAAGCCGTAGTAGCTAATTGTGTAGTGTTGGTGCTGGAAGACGCTGTAGGAGCCGTAGGAGCGCCTGTGAGTGCAGGAGAAGCTAGAGGTGCCTTAGGAGCCACACCAGCCACTATAGCAGCCTGTGTGAACGCTGTGGTTGCTAATTGTGTACTGTTAGTTGAGGTAGCAGGTGTAGGGGCTGCTGGCGTCCCTGTCAGCGTAGGGCTACTTGTGTTAGCTTTAGTGGCTATTGCTGTAGCAATGTTTGTAAACTCGTCATCAATCTCAGTACCGCTTACAGTCTTGAGTGGATTTCCTGTAGTTAAGGCATCCTTTGTTGCAAAGTTTGTTGACTTAGTATAATTGGACATAGTTAAAGTACCTTACCTTGTTTGGCATAAATTGATAGTTTCTGGAGGCTCATTGCAGTACCATTAATATCAGTAGTAAAACCTATTTGAATTATGTTACCTGCTCCTTGCGCTGGTGATTGTTGATCGTTAATTAAGACTGAACCAGCATATTCTGATAAGCCATATTCAGCAATACCATACTCAAATATGCTACCTGCTTCTAAAGTAAATGTCTGTGAAAAGAAAATAGGACTATACTCATAACCTACCTTAAGTGCAAAAACTTGACCAGAAGCTCCTACTGTAGTTGCAGCTAACTTTTTAACAATCTTATTTGTGTTAGGCAGTTCTAAATCAAAGTAGTTACTAAAGTAAGCCATTTCATATTTTTGACCATTATCTTGGTAACCCCTGTACTTAGCTATTCCATTGACTTGTGCAAATAAAAGCTCAGAGTCTAAAGACAAGAATCCTTTAGGTGTTAACTCAGGCCATACTGTAACCCTGTAGCTCCCATCTTGTAAAGCTTGCCTTGTATCAAACACAAAGGTTTGTTTAGTTGCTGGCATAGTTAACAAGTAGAAAGCATTAATAGGTGAATAGACTGTCTTAACATTAGCTAGTATTTCACTACGTATTGATTGTATAATATCATCACGTATGTTTTTAGAGATGTCTCGCATAGGTTGAGACTTTTCTTGTACAGTACGATTCAATGAACGTACACCTGTGTTACTTAAGAACAATATGTCTTCACCAGTATTCTGTACTGAGTCTCTGGCAATACAACCTACACCTTCAATTACCTCCACTAAAGTTAAACTAGAAGTAGTCATACCTGCGTTAAAGTTATTACCATCTGAATAAATAATAATGTTATCAGTACAAAATATAATAAAGTTGCCGTTGTGTGCGCCTAAGGCAACAATTTCATCAGAACCTTGGGTAAGTACAGAAGATATATCAAGAGTACCAGAAGTACCTCCTGACCATGCAGTACCATCAAGTACATCAGTAAAGTAGACTGTGGTTTTGTTAGTTGCTGTATCGGCAGCCCATAAACGACCATAGGCTGCTAAGACTGTGTTAGCACTTGGAGGAGTACCTGCCCTACCTGAGTGTGTTACTACTGATTGAAAAGTGTCTGCACCTCCGTCATTAGTATACACAAGTGGTAAGTAGCCACGTTGGAAAAAATAATGATGATCGTTTAACGTAGCAGTCTGCCAGTTACCAGCCGCTATAGTGTCACCAGTTGAGGGCGTTAGAGTCACTAAGTTAGTAAGCCCTTTGTAGAACTTGTTAACACTGAATGACAATAATGTATCAGCACCTGTGACTTCCTTAAAGTTAGACACACCTAATAAGTTAACACCTACGTTTCCGTTAGCTGAACCATCCTTAGCATTACTAACAGTCTGCCAGCCCTTACGTGAGCCTAGGCGACCAAACTTATCAATAATACAGTTGTCTGCGTGTAGCGCAAAGCCTTGCTGTAGCGTCACACCTGATTCCTGAGTGTTTAACCCGTAGAACGCAGGTGCTGCTATAGAGGCTGCTTGTAGTGGCTTACCCATCTTTAACAAGCCTCCCAGATAAGTTCCTCAGGGTGCTTGGCTGCGTCAATAGCAATAGCATCAGATAAGTAAACAGAAGCAAGAGCTTTAGCCGATACTGCTGACATACCTCCATCCTCACCACGTTCCTCAAGGGCCATAGCGTAAGCTAAAGTTTGCACAGGTAAGAAAGGTACTTTAATTATGTCATCATCAGCAGTTACATCAGGTGACCGCTTAATAACATTAAAGAATAATTGATAGACACCATCAGGCTTAGGGTACACATCTATCTGAGTGTCACCTCCGTTACTTAACCCGTTAAACACATAGTTCTGAGGTGAGCCTGTTGCTGGTGTGTTGTTAAGATATGCGTTATTAAACCAGTGTGGTGTCTGGTACTTCATAAACGTATTGCTTGTATTGTTGATAGCTTCTAAAAGAGTTGACTTATCACCAAAGTCAGTAAGAACATAGTTAAATACGTTTGCTTGTGTAGTTACAGTCATAGTCTCACGTAAGTTAGACCAACCCCAAGCACTCTCTACCATCTCTACAGCGTCATGTACAAACAAACCAATAAGCTTAGAGTAGCTATTCTCATTAATTGAACCTATTTCTCGCTCACGTAACCTTATTAGTATGTTGTTAACTGTTTGCTTATATGTTTTCATGTGGCTTTACCATTTAGTTTTTCTACTGTTCTAAGCCCTGCTAGGCCAAGCATTGCTAACGTAAGTTCAAGCATTGCATCTAAAGGTAACTCAGGGCTACCTAGCTCTGGTGCAATCCATTGTAGGATAGGGTTAATAACAAATGCAAACAAGAAACCTAAGCCACATACCCACATAAGAAAGGGTCTAGCTCCAGCCACAAAAGTAGACCTGTGATTAGCCTGTACTTTCATAATCTCTGCTTGCATCATAGAGGGACGCATAGCTAACTTCTGTTTAAGTAGTTCGCCTTGTGCCCTTTCTTCATCTGATGTAAACACACTATCTATGATGTTACCAATGGCTTCTATAGGCTGTGCAACAGCACTACCACCTCCAAAAAGACTACTTAATATACCCATTAGAATGTTCCTTCTTTAAAGTAAAGCCAACAAGCAAACAACACTGCACTTGCAATCCACATAATCTTTTTAGTTACTGATTTACCTACAGCTAGGTAGAACCTTTCATAAGCTTTGTCTGCTGCTAATTCAGCTATTTCATTCTTCTCTGCTTTTGTCAAATCACTCACTAATAATATCCTTTCATGTAGACAGCTATTCCAAATAGTAATCCTAGTGCTATTATCATACAGATTCCTATATTAATAGCTAACGCAACATCGTTTTGTAATTTGTTGTTTCTTCTAATGCGAGCGTTTACTTTTGCCTTCTCTTCTTCCTTTCGTTTCCTGTGCCACTCAGCCTCAAATTTTACAAAGTCGCTCCACCCACC